ATGAACCACTAAAATAAGAATGAGGATTAATTGGTGATGAAGTAAAAGTATTAGCAACACCTAAATAAAAAACATCAGCTGTATCGTAATTATTACTAGTACTAGTTACTGAAGAGGAGGCTAAAAATCCTAATTGATTACCATCATATCCATTATATGTTAATTTATTACCAGCATATAATGTAAAATCATCAGTTCCTGTTCTGCTAACCATTACTGACCACCAATCATTATCGAAGAATGGTAAATAAACACTAGCTGACTCATTTGGGTATGCTGACGGATTAGGTACAAAATCTAATCTAGCGTATTGATAATCAGGAGAATAATTTGATCCTGAATCAGGATAAGAATAAGAGGCAGTAGTATAACCTGAACCTGTATATGTTAATATAAGAGCTGGTGAGGTTGTTGCTGCTGAGTTTTCAAGAATTCTGAATACACTTTGAGAGGCAGGAGCGTCTATATGAGGGAAACCATTTGTTTTAAATCTAAGTTGAATAGCTTCAGGTCTATTATCTGTTGAAGCCCAACTATTATTAAGTTGAAAACTACAACTAACCCAGTTATTTGATCCTAAATTATCAAAAGCATAATTATATCTTTCATAGAAATAATCATATGTAGTTTCATCTCTATCTCTACCTCCAAATTCACTAATTCTTAAAATAGTATCAGGAATACCATATAAATTAATAAGATTACGTAAACCAGATATTGTTCCTTTTTGTTTTAATAATAAAGGTAGATTATGGTATATACGTTTATAAATTTCTTTATTAACGTCATCTAGAGGTGTATATAAAGCTTCTTGAGAAGCTGTTATATAATTAGTAATTAATTCTGTTGGATCTCCAGGGTAGTAAATAACATCATCTAAATAATAACCTATATCACCTTCATCTATAAAAGGACTAACAGTGTATACATTACCATCTATGCTTGATGAAAAACTACTAGAAGGTAAAAAATTATATCCTATGAAAGCATTATATAGATCATTAGTACTAAAATTATTTTGATAAATTTTTAATCCAAATGATCTTATAGCATCAGCTACTAGATCTTTAGAGACACCATAATTTAATCGATTATCTCCATTATATCTATTTGTTACATCTTTATAATAAATCCATATATTATCATAATGTTGTCCCATCATATTGATAAAGACATTATATGGCTCATTTTGAGGATCGTCTCTTAAATAAAGAGGTATAGTATTAGTTAATTTGTTTTGATTATTCTCATCATAAATTGAAGCACTATTTAACTGTTCATTATACCAACTTAAAACCTCAGTGCTAAGACTAGACATTAAGTCATATGGAGGAGTTGTGGTACCTTTAGGGTAAGTATTTGACCCAGATGAAAAGTATAAATAATATTCAAAACCATCAAAATTCTCAATTACATTTTTAATTTTATCTTGAACAACTGAATAACTGGAGGATAATGATGATGACTCAACTGTTAAAATTGATGTAAGGTTAGCATTATATTGTTCTAATAATTGAACTTTATAATAAAAATTTTGAATTCTGGAAGCAGCTGAAGAGAAGTAAACAAAATCTGAAAAATTATTGTAATCAATACTTATATTAATACTCTTATCATTTAAATAAGATAATATTTGATTATAAGATGTACTTAATCCAGTAGTTAATAATTCTTCATAATTAAGATAATTAGTTGAATTGTTAATTCTATCTTTTATAGGTAAATCTACATTTGGGCCTTTAATATTTGAGGATACTACTTGTGGTGAAAATACTGTAGGTTCAAAATATATATTAAAGGTTAATGGATCAGCTACTTGAGTAACAACCCATAATGTATCTTTTACATTAAACTCACTAGGTAAGGGTTCATATAAATTTATTAAAAAATCATAATCAAATTCTTCACCTGAGGTTGAACCGTTATATAAAATATTATTAGCAATAACAAGTTTGTTATTACCAAAGTTTAAATAAAAGTCATTAAAATAACTAGCGCTATCTAATCTAGTTTTAAAGTCATAATAAACATAAGAAAACTGAAGACTAGTTACTGTTGTACTACTTAATCTAATTTCGGTTCTATCTGAGGAGATTTCTTTAATGTAGAAAGCTCTATTAGAAAAGGATGATGATAACTCATTATTTAAAAAGTTATATAAAACATTCCATTGACCTGTAGAAAATCCTTGTCTTCTTAAATCACCTTCAGGATCTAATTCAATATCATATAATACTGACCCAATAGGAGATGTATTATTAATTACTTTATAATCTTTGTAATCTTGATTAGTTAACTGATAAGATCTGTTTTGAGATTGAATTGTATATTCAATATAACTAACATATGGATCAAAACTAGATGATACTGTTTCCCTAGTGATAAGATTAGTATCTTTAGGAGAATAGGTTTGATTTACAATTGGTGAGGGAGATATTTCTTGTATTTGAGCCATTTTACATCAAAGAAGAATTAATTGAGGAAACACTTGAGGAAACACTTGAAGAAACTTGCATTGCTATAAGTTGTTGATTAGCAGCTAATAATTCTTTTTGAAGAGAAGTTATCTCGTCTAATAACATTTGTACATCTTCATTTGTAGATGAAATTCCAATATACTCACTACTTTTTTTAACTATATATTCATGTGAATTTACCTCACCTGTAGTAGGTATATCATAAAATATAGTGTTATATAAGTTAAAAAACTCCGCTGGGGTGATAGTATCCTCAATAGGTGATGCTGGGATATTAGCTTGAGAAAAAGAAGTATCAATAACATTTGTATACTCTTTTTTATCAAAAACAGTTTTATTTAAAGAAAAATTAGCCATTTACAACTTTAAAAATATAATTATTATCAAATACTAATGTTGAACCATCAACTGTAGTTTTAATTAAAATTTTGTAATATCTTTCAGGTTCTAAACCATTCATATATAAAGTGAAATAACTACCTATATCATCAGCGCTTAGCTGAGTATATTGGGTATCAAAATCAATAACATATTCATTAGTGTCTAAATCTTGTATAGCATAATATGATGATACTGGGAGATAATAGTTTTGAGTGTAATAAGAAGATGTTATAAAAGTTCTTGATGGGTATGTCGGTCTACTATTTACTCTAAATTTATTTATACTTTCAGGGTTAAATACTCCTGGGTTTTCATCTATAGCTACAGTAGCGTTTGATGTTGAAAGTACACTATTAGAAGATGATCCTGTGTTCCAAGTGTAATCTCTCCATCTAAATTCTAACTGTGGAGGATAAATAGTGTGAGTATCTCTTGAGAAGAATTTCATCTCAATTTGATAGTTTGGATCATTTACAAATTCAACAGCTTGTTTAGCTATGAAACCATCATTAACTATAATACCATTATGCCATGCTTTAACCATATTAGTGATATTTACATTAATATCACCAGAATCAAAATATCCAAAACTTTGAGTTGAGTAAATAGGTAAAACAGAAGCATTAGATGAGGTAATATACCATGTTCCTCCACCTGGTTCATCACCATATGAAGCTGTCACAAAAGATGAAAAACTACTAGTACTCCAAGCATTACTTCCAGAATATGATCTATAAGTCCAACTTACACCATTTGTATATTCTGGAGTATAGGAGTATTTTCCTGTGCCCATATCCCATGAACCTGAAATAGGGTAAAATTCTAATATGGTGGTTAGGTTTAAGCCTTCTAAATTAGCTACATATCCTCTAAAATTAGCCTGCCAAGTTGAAGAACCAATTTTATTATCAATAATATCATTTATCTCAGAAGTAGAAAATTGAACTAAAAATCTACTAGCTTGAGGGTAAGCGGTTAAGCTATTCACAGTAGTTGAAGCCTCTAAGATCTCATCTAACCCAGTATTTTTACCAGGATATAATGAGTAAATAGAAGCATCTTGGGTTGGAAATATCTTATATACAGCCATTTTTTATTATAAATATAAAAATTACAAAGGTACTACACGTCCTTTAATATCAGTATCAAGATTTTTGATTTCAAAAATCATTGGGTCTAATGAAGGGTATATAACATTATTTATAGTGGCACCCATTATATCATAAGCATAATCAGAATATCCTAATATTGAGCCTACTTTATTAGTGACTATAATATTTTTAACAGTTTGAACTCCATTTATTTTGTCTAAAAGAATATATAAGTCTTTTAACATAATAGGTTCATTTATCTGCCATTTATCTATATTAAAATAATCTTGTAAAGCCTTAATACAATTAATAATTACTTCATTATTATTATACTCAGGTAATACAATTATCTCAAAATCTATCCCAATGTTTATAACAAAAGCATCTTTTATTTTAATTGAATCATTTATGATTCTATACTCAGAAAGATAGGTTGATAAATTTTGTTTTAAAGTTGAGGAAGCTGGAATTAATTTTTTATCTCTATCAAAAGCTAAAATATACATATTTAATACTGAAGGAGTCTCACCTGGGAGTAAATTTTCTAATTTTTCCGGTTCAGTATATATTTTGGCTATTGTTCCATATTGAGGAGGAAGACTTAAAGCTCTAACTAAATAATCATCTTGAGTGACACTTCTTAACTGAGTGGCAAAAGTTGTTAATGATTTAAATCTCATATCATCATTTGTATCCCCACCTCCACCACCTGAGGCAGCTTCAGCATTATTCACTAGCACTGAGTCAAAAACAGTTTGAGATAAAACTGGATCTAGATTTGTATTTTGGAATACAATGTTATTAGTGGAGCTAATATTATTAAGAGAATTTACAGGGACATTAGCTGTTAGTCCACCACCTGTTAAATATCTAACTGTTAAAGTTGTACTAGCTGGGGCTATACCATAAGTGTCTGTGTATAAAAAGTTAGTTGGTGAAAAAGCTGTTGTTAACAATGAACGTCTAGATGGAAGACCTAAACCAACATTATTTGGATTTGGAATTATCTCTTCTTCATTATTTTGAGTATTAGTTCCGGCACCAAATTGTATTTGCAAATTTGATGGTGATGTGAAACGAGTTGTAAATCTACGAGGTACTTTTTTTAATTGTAATAAGTATGGTACTTCTTCTTGGTTCTGGTAAGTGTTAGGGTCATTAGGATTAGTATTCTTAACACTATCAAATATTGTTTCTTGAGCCAAGTATGGTACTTCATACCATTCATTACCATTACTGTCTACAATATCTAATATTTGAATAATATTAGAGTCATTTATTTCTACTGTTTGGAATCGTTCAGCTGTTCCAAAAGCAAAACTAACTGTTTTGATATTAGCAGATATAGCTTTTCTAGTTTTCTTAAGTAGAAAAAATTCAGGAATAGCTCCAAGTACTGAATATATAGTGATTTGAGTTGGGTCTAAAGAACTAGAGAAACTAAAATCTATAGAGTCTTGGATTAAGAAATTAGTTGTGCTAATTAAACTAGAAGCTACAGACGCGTTTTCTTTTATAAAGAGAGCGTAACTATAATCAGGAACATAAACACTACCTGATAATTTAGAAGGAACTTGTTGGTAAATATCAACATCAACTGTGGCTACAGTTGTTACTTTAGGTCTATAACCTAACATATAAGCTAAAGTATATAGATTATTTTGTTGACGAGTGAATTGAATAAAGTTTTCTTGAATTTGATTATCAAGATAAAATGATAAAACATCTCCAACATAAGCAGACATTTCCATAAACATCATACCTGGGGATGATGGGGTAAAGTCATTATAAACTGTTGGGAAGTAAGTTTTAGCGTATTCAACTAATGAATTCCTTAATTCACTAAAGTCTTTATTAATATATTTTATATCTCTATTTTCTGCAGCCATTTATTATATAGTAATTTGGAGAGTTTGAGTCTCACTGTTTAAAACGGAATAATTAATTTCTAAATTTATAGAATTTTGTTCATATATAGGAGTTACAGTTAATGATAAAATTACAATTTGTGGGAAGTTTGATTGTATTTGACTAATAATATATGACTCTAAATTAGAAATATTATTAGGAGTTAACTGTTCAAAAAGTTTAGGCCTTAAATTACAACCAAAGTTAGGTTCCAATACTCTTTCACCATGGTTTGTTAATATAAAATTAATAAGATCATATCTTAATTGATCTATTGTTGATTGGGTTGATGTGAATACTGATGGGCTAGAGAAAGGTAGAAGGATTCCAACCCCAACATTTTGGATTGTAATTAAATTTGGGTTTGTTACTTGTATAGCCATTATTTAGTTGTCATTAATCCCATTATTTGATCTAAACTTACTTCACCACCAGGTAAACTTGAACCTTCACCTATTGTGTTAACGGGTGGAGGAGTATAAGCTGGTTTTGCATGTGATGAGTTAGCGGAAATTGTAGTATCAAATTCACCTCCAATCATACTTCTTAGATTACGTCTAAGATCATGGTTTATAGTAGTTCCATGCTGTTGAGTAAAAACTTGAGGATTTACTGTTTCATTGACTACAGTTTTAGGAGAACGTACTGCTTCAAGAAGGATATCTTTAAGTTCTTCTTGAATAGCTTCACGAACTGCTTCTTTAATTAACTTTTTTAAAATATCTG